AAACATTCTCCCAAACTTCTCTAGTTATGTCTAGGCCGTTTTCATTTGTAATGGTAGAGTCAGCGCATTCGCCTTCGAATACACCGATAATTGAAGGCTTTGATTCTACAGTAGGTAGATTATCATTTAAAACTTCAGCCATTTAAATACCCTCCTAGTTCTTGAGGTATCCCTTAGCTAATCTTACAACACCGCCTATAAGCAGTGTTTTAAGTGCTTCTTTTATTAATCCAGATTCTACAGCATCTAAATTATTTTCAAATTCTCGGTCTTCAACTAACTCTGAATACGCAGTTTCATTAATATCTGCAATTTCATCAACCACTTCATCATCAACAGTAATTTTATCAGCAGATTCCATATCGCCAAGTTCATAAATAGACGACCCAACTTGAAGCTGTAAATCGCCTTCTAAGGTTTCTGTTAATCCTAGATCATACTCCGCAAGTTCATCTATTTTAGACAATATATCTAACAACGCTGCTGGGGTAAATACAACTTCGCAATTTTCCATTACATTCCCTCCATTACCAGTAATTCCAAATTAGGTCATCATTCAATGTTGGATACAATTCAGATATTCCACCAAGTTGTTCAAGTCCTCCAATTTGTATTTTCCATATAACTTGAACTACTTGGTTAACGCCTACACGTAAAATACTCTTTCGTAATAATTGTTGATTTGATAGCTGCGTATTAGCTAAATTCTCATCATAAACCCAAGTATTTGATTCGTCTTTAAACCAGCCAAGTACGTATTTGGGTGTCCAAGATTCATCTCCAGGGTTTTCAGGGTTTTCATCAGCATATGTTCCAAAATTCCAAGAATCGCTATCCGACGGCAGGATACGATACCCTGCAAGCATTCCGTTATCTCCACCGGTTAGATGGGTTCTATTTGACCAGAGACCAGCTTCGGTTATAAACAAATAATCCTTATTTTCAGGCCTAAACTGAGCTAATGCTCCTGTAGATATAAATGCACTATATATTATATCTATAGTTTTTGGAACTTCCGCTTCGTATTCTGGTACAATATCTCGATACGAAATTTCAACTCTAGGATAGTTATCCCCGATTAACTCACAGTGGATTGTATCGTCGAACTCTCTATCAGAATATTTTGGGCCTAATCCAAAATATAATCTTTCATTATTTTCATTTGCATCGTATCCATCAGCACCGAATCCGGGGCATTCCCCTGCATATCTACAAAAATTATTGGTTTGATCTATGCTAAATGAACTAGATGATGTATCAGGGATGCTATCATCCACCGAACCCAACCCAATGGGCAATCCGTCATCATCGCAATCCTGAGATAATAGCCCCATAGTTCCCAACGATATATATCTAGGAACATAATGGGACAGCATATCGTATCCTTGATTAAATACTCCATCACCAATTAAATAATGTGCAATTCCAGTTATCATAGAATTGGTCGCTGCATTATGTCCTTCATGCTGCTGGACTACTTTTCCAGTAGACTTATCTATAACATTTAAAGTAACATTATGCTCAATTGACATATTTTTTGCAAATTGAGCAATTTGTCCTTTAGTAGGTGTGTATAATTTCCTCATAATAACCGCCGTTTATGGAATCTCTATATATGAAATAATACCCGAACGATCTATATTTTCTATGATTTCTGGATTATATGTAGTAGTGGTTCTATTCGATTCTAAATTATATATTCCTACTTCATATGTTCTAGGTTTAGATTCGGGATAGGGCTGTTCAGGGTTATCGCTGGACCCTTCTTCGAATACATTGATTCTACGATGCAAATTTGGATGAGTATATCCAGATTCTTCAATTTTTATATCTTTACTAGAAGCTATCGAAGCGGGACCTTCTCCAATTAACACACGCCTCGAAATTATATCTATATCTTCTCCAGATTTATCTACATATTGAACAAAAGTTTTCGGATTCCCTAAATCATCGATAACTTTTGCATTACAAATAAAACTAGTCTCAGTATCTATAATATCTTTACAATGCTCAATATCAATTGGGTTATCACTTTTTATTGGAACTGCATCTAAATCTTCATATACATATCGCAGTTCCCAATCATATTGAATATCATAATGTTTAACCGCAAATGAAAAATAAGCACGTTTAGTAGATAAATCAGAATTTATAAATTCATATGATTCTTCATATCCAAAATCATCGTCTTCGTATATCGATTCTCCATGGTATGAACCAGGCGGGTAAGCCATTTCAGATAAGTAATCTTTGATATAATACCATCTATCTGGATCATATGAATTACCAGTTTTTATCCATAACTGCGGATCAGGCTTTTCTACTAAATATTCTACAAAAACTGTATCTTCAAGAACTGGTGATATATGTATATAATCAGTACTTGTATAATCTAAACTTGCCCCTAAAGTGGACGGCGATATAAATGTAGATCCGCCAATACTTCTAAAATTGGTTAAAGTTATATTTATTGATGAATTATCGATAACTACAAATGGAGAAGTTATACCGTACATATGAAGCGTGCAATCTAATTTAGAATCTATAATCCAGAGATGTCCGGTAGCTTCTATAAAATATCCGTCCCCTAATTTATCTTCAATTGAAGCGGAATTTAATTTCACAGTATTTCCGGATATTGATTTAGCAATTATATTAGATCGTATATCAATACTTGTAGCATGCAAAGATTCAAATTCACAAAAACCTTGACCTACAATAGTTATCCAGTCTAATTTTGATTCACTATAAACATTTATATCATTAAAAACAATTGAATTTCCAAATAAAATAAATTTAAGCTGGTAAATATCAGATGAAATTGATATTTCACCTACAAAGTTATTTAAGATAACAGAGTATCTATTGGCGTCGTTTTGTATTACTTGTGCTGTACCGGATACACTAGAATAACTAATCATACACACCTATTCTACGACTTCATCGTAATAGAAGGTTTCACAGTTAATCTTGTTGGTTTACGATTCATTGTCGATATATTCACCGGTATCTGTTTGTATCGCATCGCCAACTTGACTCATAATAGGATTAACTGCAGGAATAGGATGTAATATGGTACCTGGATCATTATCTTCATCAAGAGTTGTTACATCCGGTGTAATTGATAATTCTTGCATTCTATCATATCGTAAATTGTATGCAGGTGAATCCTTAAACGGAGGAACTAGATAGGATTCAGGGTTAATAACTGTAACTCCGTCTTCTTTTATATAGTAGGGTTCATCAGAATACGTATCAGATTCTGCTTGAGGTCCAAATCCCAAAGAAAATAGAGGATCAATTAACGCTTTAACTACATGCTCATTGTTAGCTAGTTGTAATGAATAAAGAGCTCTATATCCTGGATTAATTGATGACGTAGTAGTTTCTTCATATTTAGAATTTCGATAATAAACAGGATTCCTAGTATCTTCTGTATATACTTTCATCGAATCAGCTTCAGGAGTATAATTTTCAGGAAAATCTGAAACTCGTTGCATTCTAGCGTAATCATCGCGTTTATAATCCGCTACGTACATTGAACCCATCGATTCAAACTCATCTTCAATATGTGTTAATCGAGCATCTACTGAAATTTTAGTACGAGAGTCGAATCTAACTCCGGTATGCTGGAATAAGTACATCCCAACAGGTCGTACATATTCAATACATGCATCTATTGGTTTCTCGGTAGAAAAATAAACTACATCGATATATCCCGCAGCTACATTGGGATTTACATATACAGAATTGACTGGTACTGAAGTATCTTCAAGTCGATCATATAATATTTCTTTTCCATCTACAATATTTCCCTGATCATCTTCGTATCCAGCTCCGTAACTAATCAAATTAAATTGAGCTAGATTCAATTCTGCAGCAAATGTTACCCCCTCTTTACTGCCTTTCTTTCTAATCATATCCATAAAGTATAACAATACTAGTCGATTAAAGCATGCTGGAAGTCTGTCATCATACTTGAATCCTTTAGTATCTCCCAACATCCATAGCAACTCTTGTTTGCACTTCAACGGATCATAAATATCGATTAAATGCTCAGTATCGTACTTTACCTTAGTCAAGCACTCCCAGAACCATTTTAGAAAAAATCTAAAATCCCAGCTCTCACAATAGCATTCTGGAACACTTATATCTTTAAATCTCATCAGTACTCCTGAACATCTAAAAATTGAGTTATTAAAATTAATCTACAATATACGAAGGATTAATTCTAATAGCTAAGTTTGCATTTGAAGGTTCAATATAACGTGC